TTTTAATCCGCAGTCGTCACCCAAACTGGCGCGCAAGGCTGGCGCGAGGGGGAGTGATCAGGCGTGGCTCAGTTACGTGCTGGGCGGGCGCGAAGCGACATGGACCCACCGCGATGGCGTGTACTCCTACCGCAAAGACATTGCCCGACGCGGCGTGGGCCTGCCGAGTGACGCCCGGATCGTGTTCTTTCATGGCAAAGAAGATCCGTGGAACCAGCGCATGCAGGGTGTGCCGTGGATTCGTCAACACTATCCGATGGGGATGACCGCATGACACCAGATGACTACCGCCGCGCGTTTGATGATGAGCGTCGGCGCCAGTATCCGATCGTGGATGATTTCGAGGCCACCCGTTTGGCGGCGATCGATCGGTATCGCCTTGAGACGGCGGCGCGCATCCTAGCCTGTCCGGTGAAGGCGAACCCGCCCAACTGGCAGCACGGGCGCGTGATCTATGCCGCGGTGCGTCAGTATCTCGTCGATGGCGTGTCTGGGTCTGGGCCGGTGTCGTGCGTGGACATTGGGACAGCCAAGGGATTCTCGGCGCTCTGTCTCCGGTGGGCGCTGGACGATGCCGGCGTGGACGGGCACATCTTGTCGGTGGATGTGCTGGAGCCAACGGCCCGCGTGAAGCGCAACACCGTGGTCGAGTGCGACGGGTTCAAGACGCTGGCCGAGACACTGGCCGACTGGCCCGAAGCCCGGCGCATCACGTTCAAGGCCATGACGGGTATTCAGGCGTTGTCAGCCTCACAGGATCGCATCCACATCGCCTTCGTGGACGGGAAGCATACCTATGCGGCCGTGAAGGACGAGACGGCGCTGCTCGCCAAGCGGCAACAGCCGGGCGACCTCGCCATCTTTGACGACACGCAGATCGACGGGGTGGGTCGGGCGGTGCAGGACGCCGAGGCGTGGTGGACGTTCACCTACCTGCAACCATTGGAGTCGCGCCGGTACGCGGTGGGGATTAGGCGTGGGTAAGCGCCTATGGTGCGAGCGCCTGCCGGTCGTGACGGTGCCGCAGGGCGAGCTGAAACCCTTGACGATCATCTTTCCGTATTACGAAAATCCATCCTTCCTAGACACTCAATGTGGGGTGTGGCGATCCTATCCTCCCGATCTGGCCGCGAAGCTCACGGTCGTGGTGGTGGACGATGGATCGCCAGTGCCGTGCGCGTATCCGCGCGATCTACCGTGCCGGTTCCGCCTGTTTCGGATCGGCGTGGACGTGCGGTGGAACTGGCTGGCGGCGCGCAACATCGGCGCGCACCATGCCGAGACCGGATGGGTGCTGTTGACCGACATGGATCATGTGGTGCCGAGTGACACGCTCCGCGCGGCGATGACGGGTCAGCACGATCCGTCCGTGGTGTATGCCTTCTCGCGCCGCGAGCATACGGGCGAGTCGATCGCCCCGCACTCGGCCAGTTTCCTGATGACCAAAGACCTGTTCTGGCGTATTGGCGGCTACGACGAACGCCTGAGCGGCCACTATGGCACGGACGGTGAGTATCGCCGCCGCATGTCGGCTGTCGCGCCCGTGCAAATCCTGACCGACACCATTGAGCGCCACGAGTACGTGGGGGATAGTTCCACCGTGCGGTATCGGCGCAAACAACCGGAAGACGCGAACGTCTCGCGCCTCATCGCCCAGCGTGGCCCAGGCTGGCGCCCGCGTGTCCTGTCGTTTCCCTATGAGGAAGTGTTCGCATGAGCCTGCCGTGGGATGACGGCGTGTTATGGCGCACGGATGTGGCCTCCACGGACGTGTCGTTCCTGGCGATTGACGTGCCGTTCATGCGCGACCGTGTGCTGCGGGCCTATACGGAGGGCGTGGAGGACGGCCTTATCGAACACTACATTCGCGCGGCGACGGCCTTTGGCGAACGCCTCCGCGGTGAACACATTACGCCCAAGTCGATGACGCTCACGCTCGACGGGTTTCCTGATGGCGGCATTGAGTTGTGCGACGGGCCGGTGCAGTCAGTCGAGTCCATCACCTACGTGGACGAGAACGGCGATACGCAGACATATGGCGGATCGCCGCCCTCGTGGGTGTTTCAGCCTGGCGGCCGGCATCGTCGTGCGCGCGTCTCCCTTGGCTACGGCGAGTCCTGGCCTTCGCCGCGATCGGTGGCGGATGCGGTCGTGCTGACCTACACGGTGGGGTATGCCACCGAGTACGACGTGCCGCCCGAGATCAAGCAGGCGATCGCGGTGACGGCCGGCGAGTTCTACAAGAACCCCGACCTGTCGAATGCGGACGGGCAAACCGCCAACGTCCTGACGATCGAGCGGTTCTGGCCGCGTCGGTGGAGCAATGGCCTTTAGGCGCGCGACGCGGTTGGATGCGGGCCAGCGCGATCAGTTGGTGACGATCGAGGCGGCGACGGATGGAGTCGATACCGAATGGGCGCCGACTGAAACGTGGACGACGCTGGTGAGTCAGATGCCGGCGGCGCGGTATGGCACGCAGGGGTGGGAACGGTTGACAGCGGACCAGATGACGGCGCGATATGACGCCCGGTGGGAGATGAACTACCGGAGCGACATGGACCCCGATTTGGTGGATGTCCCGAAGGCGCGACGGTTGGTGTGCCGAGGCCGCACGCACGACATCGTGTCGGCCGCCATCATCGGGCGGAAAGCCGGACTGGAACTCTTGACGATCGCCAAGGTGGGCTGACCGTGACGGGATTGCGGATTGACGGAGGACAAATGCTCGCCAAAGGGCTGATGCAGTTGTCGGACTCCGTGCGCGGCAAGGTCATGCGTGACGCCTTGAAGGAGGCGGCCGAGCCCATGCGGACCACGATGGCGCACCTGGCGCCGCGTGAGCCTGGCAAGCCGGACATCGCGGATCACATGGTCGTGAGTCGCATCACGAAGATTGGCGACGTGGACGGAGGCAAGGCTGAACGTAAGAACGACACCGAGGAAGCCGTGGCGGTGGGTCCTGAGAAGGGGCCGCTTTACTACGGCGGGTTCTTGGAGTTTGGGACGGCCAAGATGTCCGCGCAGCCATTTGCGCGTCCCGCGTTTGACCAGGACGCGCCGAAGTCGCTGCGGATTCTGACTGATGCGCTGGGCCGCGCGTTGATGAAGCGTGGGGTGAGTGGTTCGCGCGGATCGTCCACGGGCGGGGGCATGTTGTGACGCCTTCGGCGACGGTGAAGGCGCGGCTGTTAAGCCTGAACGCGGTGACGACGCTGGTGGTGTCGCGCGTGTACGTGGATCTCTTGCCGCAGAAGCCCACGCTGCCGGCGATTCGAATTCAGCGGATCAGTGAGGCCGAAGACGCGCATCTGCGCGGGGCCAAGGCGATGCGGCGAGCTCGGGTCCAGGTGGATGCCATCGCCACATCACTGGAGACGGCCACGGCAGTGTCGGATGCGGCCCACGGCGACGGGGCGGGATCTGGGCTGAGTGGATGGACCGGCGAGGTTAGCGGCCAGTCGGTGCTGGCGGTGTTGCCGAGCGACACGCGATCAGATTACGAGGGGGACGAGTTGCGGCAGTGGCGTGTGTCCCGCGACTACTTCGTGTGGATGCGCTAGGCGTGCGATGGGAGCCGCGTTGGCAGTGTCGTGTGTATAACCAGACGCCTTCTGGTGTGTATAACGACCAGGGCTACCACGGCTCCCGGCTTCTATTGTAACCGAATGGAATGCGGTGAGTGCATGGATCTGGTGAGATAAGAGCGTAGGGGACGGATTCGCTAGGGTAGCTCCCGAAGATGCGCTAGACCAGCGCACGCGAACACCGACAACGGTCACGGAGAGAACGGTCGCTCCGCACGTACGCAGCCGGGATGCTGCGACGGGTGGGCGGCCGTTTTCTTTTGTGGCCGGTTCTATTTGACGAAGCGGAGGAACGGTTGAGGCTATTGCGCGCGGAACTGATCAGGATGCCAACGCTTCATCGCGTTCGCTCGTCCGTGCGCTGCGCGGCGTTCCGGCGTCCATCGCGTGTTCGTGGCCTGCTCAATGCGCGTGGCCCACTTGCAGTTTTCTGGCGAGTAGGGGCCATCGTTGTCGATGCGCTCAATGGTGCATCCGCGCGGGCGCTCACCCATGTCGTCCACGTACGACTCAAAGCTATCGCGCCAACGCTGGCACACCTGAATGCCTCGGCC